GTTCCACTGATTCCTAAAGGCATACCATCAGAGAATGATCCCTGACCAAATGGGTAGACTAGAAATACTGCTAGTGCAGCAGACACTGGAGCCATGTAAGCAACAAAGATCCAAGGTCTCATACCTAAACGGTAAGATAGTTCCCACTGTCTTCCTGCATATGCAGCTACTCCTATTAAGAAGTGAAAGACAATAAGTTGATATGGTCCGCCGTTGTATAACCACTCGTCCATAGTGGCGGCTTCCCAAATTGGGTAGAAATGTAGTCCGATTGCGTTAGAGCTAGGGACGACAGCTCCTGAAATAATATTGTTTCCGTACAATAAAGAACCTGATACTGGTTCACGTATGCCGTCGATGTCCACAGGTGGAGCAGCGATGAAGGCGACTATAAAACATGCGGCAGCAGTTAGTAAGCAAGGAATCATAAGTACTCCAAACCAACCTACGTATAAGCGGTTGTCTGTACTTGTTACCCAGTCACAAAACTTCTCCCAATTGGTTGTAGTGTCTCTTTGTAGTGAGATTGCAGCCATGTGATTAATTTAAATGAATGTTTGAACATTCCTCGTCCACTTTGGAGAGGAAAAATTGGATGAGGTTCATCTTATTTTCTAAAGGTAAATCCTCATCAAGTATCAATTTGTATCTTGCTTCGAGAAAATCAAAGCAACTCATCTTCCATTTGTAGGGATTAGAAGATGCCTGGGATGATTTGACCGGTAGTGGCGTATGCGCCAAGAGCAGCAACAATGCCAAGCATTGCAGTCCAACCATTAAAGCGTTCTGCTTCATGTGTAAAGATTGGGTTTGTGTTATGTACGTGGTTGCCGTCGCAGTTTTCGTTGTGAGACATAAGTCTTATTGGTGGTTCGTAAGGGTATTCGTTTTCGAGTAATGTATCTAGATCTTTAGTTCGCATTTTTCTGCTCCCATTTTTGAAGCAGTTTCTTATCAGCTTCAGAAGCCATTCCAGCTTCAACCTTCGCTTTAATAAGTTCTATATTTCTTTTTTTTATATTGTTAAAAATTGACATCGGATCTATTTAATTTTTCTATAACATCTGATCTATAAGCAGGGTCAGTGTCATATCTTGGGTCTCCCATAGCTGCTACTAATTCAGCTTGGCTACGGAAGGTGTCAGCATTAGCTTTAGATGGTTTACCTTGCAAGGTTGTACCTTCATAGCCATTAGTATTTGCATACTGAGCTTGTAGTCCCGCGACTGCTAACTTAATCATTTCTGTATTACCAGTCTGTACTACTGCATCGAAGGCATCAATCTGTGGTTTAGCTAGGTTCTGACCAGCCCAACCAACTATCTGATTGTATTGTTTAACTCCTCCGACAGAGTTTTGTACTTGATTAATCTGTGCATCAGTCATGTCAGCAGCTTCAGCTTGTTGAGCTGGAGCATTCTTAAGTGACTGGACATAGGCGTTGACTAATTCTTTACTACTCATTGATGAAAACTTTTCAATAGTTTCATCAGTCAAAGTATTCTCATTTGCATAGTACTCAGCAGATGCTTCAGAGATCAGAGACATTGCTGGGTTATCTTGAGGAGCTTCCTCAGTTACTTCTTCGGTTTCTTGCTGCCCTTCTTCTTGGGATACCCCATCATCTCCTCCTAATTTTTTTTGTAATTCTATGTAAGCACTTTCTAATTCTTCGGCATTTTTGTACTTACCAGCTAGTAGTGAATCCTGTTCAGCTACTAATTTTTCACCAACTTCTAACGAGTCTTGTTCTTCTGCCGTGAGAACTTCAGACTCAGTTGATGTATCTACTGTTAATGTTTCTGACATAATTATTGTTCGGGTGGTTGTTCTTCAGTTGTGCCTTCTGACATCATCTGCTGTTGCATCTCAGCAGCAAGTTGTGGATTCTTTTGTGGGTCCATCATGGGAGTTCCAGCTAATTGTCCAGCTTGATCTGTTAAAGATTTCTGTGCAGCAGCTTGTTGTGCAGCTTGCATTTCTTGTTGCATCTGCTCTTCAGTCTTGACAAGATTTAGTATGTCAATACCTTGGGCAGCAGCTAATCTTTTAATAGCTTCTAATGGTTGTACATATTTCATCAAAGCTTCTGGACCTAATGTCTGTGCAATAGTTCCTATAAATTGAGTCAAGCTTTCTCTGTCTTGACCTCTACCTAAAGCATTGATACCAGCTACGATTGTAGGTCTGACTATATCTTTAGGTAGTTTTGGTATTTGATTACTTCTCTGTAAAACTAATAGCGTTCTATTGAGATAAGGTATGAGGAACTCGACAGTCAGGAGTGAAAATATTCCACCCAATTGTTGTTCAAGTTCTAGCTGAGTAAGGCGTACCTCTTCTGCTGTTACCCTCTCGGCATTCCTTACATTCATAACAAGGAATGATTCTTTTAATCTACGTTCAATAGTCTGAGACATATCAGCAGCAGTTCTAAAGTCAGCAGTTTTACCAACTTGTACTACCTGTACATCTTCAGCTCGTCCTTGGACGATAGCTCCATTGCCCGCATTAGCTATTGTTTGTGGTTTAGTTGTACTGGAAGGTGAGACCAGAAAAATTACTTTTGCTGCGGCTGCACTTCCTTCAACTAATGCTTGAGATAAACCTTCTAAAGTTTTTAAATCTCCTAGAAATTCTTCAACTCTTCCTCTACCATAGTCTTCTCCGTCAACAGTATTGAAGCGTAAAACCAGCCAGGGACTAGCATCTTTAGGGGCAGTGCTTTTGCTTTTAGGAAGTATCTTTTCAAATACTTCTTGGTGCCATTGCCATCTGCCATCTACTAATTTAACGTAAGTAAATACTTCAACGTCGTCCTTGTCACTGCTTTGACTTTCATCAACTACTGAGTTAGGTGAAGGTTCTGGAATTTCAAATTCTAATACCTTTCTACTTATTAATTCTTTAGTGACTATCTCTAAAACGTTACCATTACCATCTCGGTTAACGACATACCTTGAAAGGGGATATGTTTTTAGACCATCTTTGCCCATAAAAATTAAGGCATTGCCACCAACAATTAAATGTTTTAGTGCTTGGTGAATAGTCACCCTATCACTTGATGCGGCAATGTAATCCATGATCATCTTCTCAATCTTAGAGAAAGACAAATCAAGTTCTCCTTTTATTTTGGGGTTATTAAATTCTTCGCCTAATTTATCTTCTCTTACTTGGAGTTTGAAGAAGCTTGTCTGTGGTGGTAGGACTGCGAGCATAAGCTTCGCTGCCAAAGTCACACAACAGGAAGCTCCGACTGACTGCCAAGGTACCTTTAAGGATTCGTGGTTTGGTTTAGACGATGTATCGTCTTGTATAAGGTAAGGCAACGTGAGTTCTGAGCAATCAATAGCTTTATCTAAGAATTGTCTTCGATCATTTGCTAGTTGATTGTATCTTTCACGTGCTGTTGTCAATTATTTAATCCTCCGCCTTGCCCTTGACTACCTAACTGTTGAAGTTCGGGTTTTAAGGGAATCATAAGCTGACTAGAGCCTTGAGCATTTTCTCCGACTGCTTTATCTGCTTTCGCACTCTGAACTTGTGGGTTCACATCCTGCTCAACTGGTTCCGGTGTAGGTAACGGAGCTGGTGGAGCTGGTGGTGGAGTAGGCGCAGGGGGTAGTGGTGCTGGTGGTGGTGGAGCTGGGTTGCCCCCTCCAAATATACACATTAGATTTCGTCCTCCATAATGGATCTTATATATTCAATGACGCTGGCTTGTCCAGCTCGGTACATTATTGTCTGTACATCTTCTTTAGGATGGATAGGTTTCCAACCAAAATTTTCCTCAAGTGTATCTATAAGTTTCTCTAACCTTTCGTTGTGAAGCTTAAGCGTATTGAGGGAGATTCCTGTTGTCATGTTCAAAAAATGCTGGCATTCTTCCAGCTTTTGTAGCGTTTAGTTGTGGTGCTTTGCCTTCATACATAAGTCGATCACTAGCTTCGAGCCAAAATTTTTTGCTCAAATATTTATCGTCATTCTGCATAGCTAATGGTTGCATGATCCAATTGATCGTTGCCTTTCTTAATTTATCTAATGATGAACTAGGCTTTAGCCCTAACTCTAGTGATACCAGGGAGTTAGTTGCTACGTGGACCTGTTCGTCACGGGAGATATCAGCAGCTACAGTCATTAATCCTGCGTCGCCATTGAATCTAAAGAAAGGTAAGAGAACAAAAAATATTGCTCTCTCAATAACTAATGCTTTAAGAATTGTGTGATCAGGATGTTGCATCCAAGCATCTCGTAGGCGTAATGCTTCTGCTTCAGCTTTGTCATCCACGCCATGAGCGTTGGTGATATATCCGAGAGCTAAGTCATGCTTGATCTCATCCTTTATGTTTGATTCGAGGAGTTCCTTAGATGAACTAGGAATCTCAGTGATTGCGTCATGTATAAAGTCGCCAACTGGTAGTTCCATGTGGCGTATTGCAAGAGCACGGTAGATGGTTTCTTCCGCTCCATCTTTAAATTTTCCTTTGGTAGTCTGGACCGGTGTCCAAGTTCGTTTTCGTTTTAATAATTTTTCGTAGGGGTTCATTGTTGACAGTCACAAGCAATTTCGTTTGGTTCGTTTGCCATTATTTCTGCCAAGTAATTCTGTACATCAACGTCACCTAATGCTGCGTAAGCATCAGACTTATCTTGCGTGTCGCCCATTACTTGAAGAGAATAATAGAGCGAAGTCTGTGGTGATTCCAACCACGCTTCGATAAATGCTTCATCGTAAGTCACCATGTCGCTCCAAGAATTGAAGCTATAGCCATGAAGCAAACCTGTTCTAGATAGCATGAGCATTATTTCATCAGCTACCTTTTTATAAGCATCCCATCCAACTTCGGATGCGATCTCAACTTTGTTGCCATATTCAACTCGTTCTACCCCAAACTCACCTGAATCCCTGTCAACTGTACGTGATATAGGCGGTGCGATCTCAGGAGTTGCCGTGTAGCCATGGAGATCTCTACTTCTATAAGAACAACTAGCCGTTGGAGCTATAGCAAATGCTCTAACCATGTTGTTCTCTCTTGCTATGTTAGCTGCTTTTTGTACGCCCAGATAGAGTTCGCGAGCAGCTAATCCTGCGTAACCCTCGTAGCTCTCACCATCATTAGTGGCTTGTAGAGCTTCGCCGAACTGGGCGTAAGTTATGTTGTTGTTT